ATGGTGACACACTAACGATAGCTGGTGTAACAGGAACCTACACTATTGCTACATCAGGTGTAACATTTAGTGCAGCTAATAACTCAGCAGCTATTACACTTACTACATCATTAGCTAGTTCACCTGCTGACAAGGCTGCAATTACTTTTACTAATACATCTGATTTAATAGAGGGTTTGTACTACTTTAATCAGAATGCCGTAGCTTATCGTAACGGTGATATATTTAAGTCTGTCGGATCAGGTTGGACACAAATAAACGTACCTTCATATGGAACTGTACTAGTAAACGGTGCAAGTCAAACTGGTACAAGTCTAGCAGTAGATGGACTTACAGGTACACCACAGGCAGGTGATACATTTACTGTAGCAGGTATTGAGAAAGTTTACACGGTTACGTCAGATGCTACAGTAAGCTCTGGTGGTTCTACTCTAGCAATTAACCCTGCCCTAGCTTCTAGCCCTGCTGATAATGCAGCTATTACGTTCTTAGCTACAGAGAGGGCGCTGGGCGGTGTAAACAGATTTACTAGATATAACTTTAGCGGTACACCTGAGGTTATGGTAGTGGACGGTACTAATAAACCTTACAAGTATGACGGTACAACTTTTACAGAACTTACTGCTGCACCAAGTGATGTAGATGGTGCTGATCATGTAGTATCCTTTAAAAGCCAATTATTCTTTGGTAAAGGTAGTACATTAAGTTTTACTGCACCATTTACAGATAATGACTTCACTGCAGCTAATGGTGCGGGTGTTATAAATGTCACAGATGACATAACAGGTTTAATAGTTTTTCGTGAACAGTTAGTTATCTTTAGCCGTGGTAAAATACATAGGCTTGTAGGTAATACAATAGCTGACTTTCAGTTGCAACCTATATCACTAGACATTGGTTGTATTAAAGAAGATACTATTCAAGAGGTAGGTGGTGACATTGCATTTGTTGGGCCTGACGGTATTAGACTATTAAGTGCAACTGATCGTATTGGTGACTTTGGTTTAGCTGTTGCGTCAAGACCTATTCAAGGTGAAACAAATCAACTGTTTAGTTCTAATACTAAGTTTAGCTCGTGTGTAATTAGAAAGAAAAACCAGTACAGATTATTTGGTTATGCTGCAGCTATTAGTGAGGATTCATCACAAGGTATACTTGGTACGCAGTTTGCTGATCAGACCTCTCAAGGTATGGCTTGGGCTGAAACTAGGGGTATACGTTCTTATATAGCGGATAGTGTATTCTCTACTAACGATGCAGATGAAGTAATTATATTTGCTAATAGTGACGGTTACGTTTATCGCATGGAGAGCGGTAATAGCTTTGATGGTTCAAATATACTATCTTCATTTAGTACACCTTTCTTTGCTATGAGTGATCCACGTATAAGAAAGACAATGTATAAACTGTCTACATACATTGACCCTGAAGGTTCAGTAGATGGTAACGCAACATTAAAGTTTGATTTTGATGAACCTAATAAGATACAGCCTACATCTGTACCTATAGCTAATACAACAGCTACTGTTGCATTTTATGGTGTATCATCTTTTGGTACAGGTAGTTATGGTGGTAAACTAATATCTGTATTTAATAATCAAGTAGTAGGTTCAGGTTTTGTTATATCAATACAATATATCTTTGAGGGAACAGATCCACCGTTCTCACTAGACGCAGCTACACTAGAGTTTGCAGCGCACGACAGGCAATAAGGAAGAGAGAGTAAGTTATGGGAACAGGTTACACACGTAACGATACAGCAAACAATATTGCTGACGGAAACATTATCAATGCGTCTGACTTAGATGGTGAGTTTGACGCAGTACAATCTGCATTTAACAATTCATCAGGTCATACCCACGATGGTACTGCTGGTGAGGGTGCTCCTATTGAAACGATTGGCCCTAGCCAAGATGTTGTAGCTACAGCTTCTGTACTTCGTCCTAAGACTGATAATACGGTTGATCTGGGTACATCTTCCTTAGAGTATAAAGACCTGTTCCTTGATGGTACAGCCCATATAGATACTCTTGATGTTGACGAAAACGCAAGCATTACAGGTACTCTAGCTGTAACTGGTGCAGTTGATATTAACAATGATCTGTTAGTTGGTGATGACCTTACGCTAGACAGTGATGCTGCCGTACTAGGCTTTGGTGCAGATACAGATGTTACACTGACACACGTAGCTGACACAGGACTACTGCTTAACAGTACAATGGCTATTCAGTTCAATGATGCTTCACAGTTCATCAATGCCCCCAGCGCAACTGTACTAGATATTAATGCTACAGATGAGATTGAACTTAATGCTACATTAGTAGATGTTAATGCTAACCTAGACGTATCTGGTACTATCACTGGAACAGGCACATCTGTCTTTGCTTCATTAGACATCTCTGGTGACATAGACGTAGACGGTACAACCAACCTAGATGTGGTGGACATAGATGGTGCTGTTGATATGGCATCTACTCTACAAGTTGATGGTGCTATTACATCGTCTTCTGGTGCTACTATTACAACTGCTGATAATACTGCACAACTTACTCTTGTTTCTACTGATGCTGATGCATCTATTGGTCCTTTGTTTGTAATGAACCGTAACTCTAGTAGCCCTGCTGATAGTGATCAATTAGGTAAAATACAGTTTCTAGGTGAGGATGATGCAGATAATTCTACAGTGTATAGTCAAATCGTCAATCAAATAAAAGACGCAAGCAACGGCACTGAAGATGGCCGTATGTCATTTAATATTATTACTGCTGGTGCAGATAGAAGTTTTATTAATATGACACATGATAGCACTCAAGCTGAAGTTGTTATAAATGAAGAAAGTATAGACATAGACTTCCGTGTTGAGTCTAATGGCAACGCTAATATGCTGTTTGTTGATGGTGGCAATGATCGGGTTGGGATTGGTACGAGTTCTCCGTCTGATCCGTTACACGTCAACGGAACTGCAAAGTTTGATAACTACATACATTTTGGTGGTTCAATTTCTACCCCTTCAACCGCCGCTGCAATATACAGACCCGCTGACAATCAGTTAGCTTTTAGTACAGCCAACACAGAACGTATGCGCATCGACAGTGCTGGTCGGGTGTTAATTGGTCAATCTTCTTCTACTGGTTCAACAAATGCAGACGAATTAGTGGTTGGTTCTGGGAGTGGAAACCAAGGTATTACCATTTTCTCAGGTGCTTCTAACGGCAGCACCATAGCATTTAAAGATAGTGGTGCAGATGAGGATGGTTTTATATCTTTCAACCACGGTAGTCAGTTTATGCAATTTGGAACGGCTGCTTCTGAACGTATGCGCATCGACAGCAGCGGTAACCTCATAATAGCATCCACAGGCGGTACACTACAAACAGCCACAGCAGGTACATCTAACTTTCGTGCAGGTGTAAACGCAGGTAACAGCATTGCTTCTGGCGGTAACTATAATACGGTTGTAGGTGATGGAGCTGGTACTGCTATTACTACTGGTGATCAAAATACATTTTTGGGTTTTGATGCAGGTAAATCTGTTGATACAGGGGTAAGAAACGTTGCCATAGGTGTATCAACTGGTGACGCTTTAACTGATGCTGATTTTAATACCGCTGTTGGAAATAATGCATTATCACAAGATGTAAGGGGTAGTAGAAGTACAGCTATAGGCTACAACGTTTTAACTAATCAAAACTTCACTACAGCTACAGATACTTACAATACAGCAGTTGGCTTTGAAGCAGGGATATCAGTCACAACAGGCACACTCAATACCTTAATAGGTGGCCTAGCAGGAGATGCTATTACTACTGGTGCCAGTGATGTTGCACTAGGGTACTTAGCTTTAACCTCAGATACTCTAGGTAGTAGAAGTGTTGCTATTGGAACAGCGGCTTTAGAAACACAAAACTTCACTACAGCTACAGATGTTTATAATACAGCAGTTGGTCATATAGCAGGTAGAGCAATTACAACAGGTATACAAAATACTCTTATTGGTGGTCTAGCTGGTGACGTTTTAACAGATGCTGACTTTAATGTTGCATTAGGTTATGCTGCTTTAAGTGGAGATACATTAGGTAGTAAATCCACGGCATTAGGTTTTTCTGCTCTAGAAACTCAAAACTTTACTACTGCCACAGATACTTTTAATGTTGCTGTTGGTTATGAAGCAGGACATTTAGTCACAACAGGTACAAATAATACTATATTGGGTGCAAATGCTTTAAGTTCAGACACATTAGGTAGCAGGTCTGTTGCAATAGGTAAACGTGCGTTAGCTACACAAAACTTCACCACAGCCACTAATACTTATAATGTAGCTGTAGGGGATTCTGCAGGTTCAGCAGTCACAACAGGAATATCAAATACTATTATAGGTGGTCTAGCAGGTGATGCTCTTACAGATGCAGACTTTAACGTAGCTATTGGGTTAGGTTCTTTAGGTGCAGATACACTAGGTAGTAAATCAGTTGCAGTAGGAACTGCTGCTTTACAAGCTCAGAACTTCACAACAGCTACTGATTCTCACAACACAGCCGTAGGACATAACGCAGGTAATGATGTCACAACAGGTGTACAAAACACCCTTGTTGGTTCTTTAGCTGGTGATGCACTCACTGATGCTGATATGAATGTAGCAATTGGTTATTTAGCGTTAACTGCTGATACTCTAGGCAGTAGGTCCGTTGCTATTGGTATGAATAGCCTTCAAGCACAAAATTTTACTACAGCTACAAATACTTACAATACAGCAGTTGGACATAATGCAGGAGCAGAAGTCACAACAGGTATAGAAAACACACTCATTGGAGGACTAGCAGGTGATGCTTTAACTAGTGCAGGTAACAACACAGCACTTGGAGCATACGCACTAACCACAGACACCCTTGGAAGCAAAACCACTGCTATAGGTAATGGAGCTTTATTTAGTCAAAACTTCACTACAGCTACAGATAGCTATAATACAGCGGTTGGACATGCCGCAGGTGTAGCAGTCACAACAGGTATACAAAACACACTTGTTGGTGGACTTGCAGGTGATGCTTTAACAGATGCTGATAATAATATCGCTATTGGTTATGTAGCTTTAAGTTCCGATACTTTAGGCAGCAGTTCTGTTGCTATTGGTACAAGTGCATTGGCTGTTCAAAATTTCACTACTGCCACAAATAGCTACAATATTGCTATTGGTAGAAATGCGGGAGCATCAGTCACAACAGGTGTAGAAAACACCTTAATTGGTGGACAAGCTGGCGATGCTTTAACTACAGGTTTAGCTAATACTGCTCTTGGTGCTTTCTCTTTAGGAGCAGATACAAAAGGTAAATATAGTGTAGCCATTGGTCAAGGAGCATTGGTTACTCAAAACTTCACTACAGCCACAGATGTGTACAATGTAGCTGTTGGGTACAGAGCAGGAGTATCAGTCACAACATCTCTAAAAAACACTCTTATAGGTGGACTAGCAGGTGATGGTATAACTTCTGGTGATGGACTTAATGTTGCGGTTGGATATGGTTCTTTAGGTGCAG